CATCGGCGGCTTTGGCAGATATGCCGAGGTAGGTTGCGTCCGCGTAGCCTTTTCTGACTGCTTGGTTGGCGGTAGATGGGTTGGTGGATGGCAAGACCGGGATTGATGAAAAGGTCTTTATTCCTGCTACAGTCTGATTGCCACTCGTCTGGACGAATCCTGCTGAATCTATGTTGTCCAGCTTGTCAGCATCGGCGGCTTTGGCAGATATGCCGAGGTAGGTTGCGTCCGCGTAGCCTTTTCTGACTGCTTGGTTGGCGGTAGATGGGTTGGTGGATGGCAAGACCGGGATTGATGAAAAGGTCTTTATTCCTGCAACGGTTTGATTACCAGACGTTTGAACAAATCCAGTTGAATCAATACCATCCAGCTTGTCACTATCAGCAGCCTTGCCACTTGCAGCAAGTAAGTATTGGGGATGGTCGTTATCCTCCAACCCCGCAAGGTTGCCGTGATCGGTTGTTATTACAACTGGCCGCTCTTTCACTTGCAGTCGTTCAACTTCCCGCTCCAGCCGCTTCAAGCGTTCAATGATTTTCTCGTCAAAATCGCTCACAATTCACCTCGCAGCTTGATGTCCAACTGTTCGCCGCCGTCCTGATCTACCCTTACTCTCACGCTCCCCACATGGCAGTCCACATGGTAGCCAAACGCCTCCGCACTGAGTACATCGCCAAACTGGTAATGGATGCCGAATTGCATTCCCGGCGTGTCGTGAAGCGTTCCAGTAAGAACTTGGCGCGGTCTGAACTCGTCAAGCGCGGCGTCACCGTCTGCTTCCAGCGCGGCAGTGGTAGAATCGTCGCGGCTATCTTTGAAGTACTCACGCCGATTCCACTTGCTTGCAAACATCCGTTCATTGTTGGAGCGTGTAACTAAAGTCCGCGCGTCTTCTTCCCCTTGCCCGGCAACTAACACCACATTGCGCTCATCAGCATGATACGTGCCGAACGAAGCCTCGCTCAAATTACCGTATTGTCTGCCAACCAAGCGCGGATCACCAGAAGCGCGCCCGTGATTTTGCCCCCGCTGTCCGGTGTAAGTGCGGAACTCGAACACGCCCGGTGCTGTTCGTACCACATCGAAGCCAAGCCAGATGCCGTTAGTTTCCTGTGCCACTTCACATATTTCTTGTAAAACTGTTAACACGTTTCTGTAAGCGAAGGCTTTGGTGATACTCGCCCCGCCCGCGCCTAAATCCGGCGCGCAAGTTAGTTTTGTTCGCGTTGCAACGCCTGAAGCCGCGCCTAATTGTTCGCTAACAATCGCCTTCAACACGTCGTCCGGCTTACCCGTTTTGCTTGCCGCAGCACTGCCAGAATAAGCCCAAACAATCGCCGTATCCAATAGCCAATTCGCGTCAAACGCTACAAGCCGGATATACTCCGCTCCATTGCTGTCAGTCCAGAATTCCCAGTCTTGCAAAAAGTAGGCGGTTTCGTTCTGGAGCTCCAGCGTGCCGTTCTTTTCCCGCCATATCTCGAATATATCACCGACTGCGAATTGATCGTACTGCATCAGCCCGCGCGGCAAGTCCACCACCAGCGTGCCAATCGCGTTCTGGGTCTTGACGTACTCAAGCCCGTTAAACGCCTGAATTACGCCTTTTCTGACGCCTTCGTGCGTATACCAGACTAATTCATATCTCATTAGAGTAACGCTCCATCCAGCCCCCAAAATAGCGGTGTCCAATGTATAAAGGCGTTCGTGTTCGCGTCCGTTCCAGTCATGAATAGAGACAAGGCATTACTACCCGGCTTGAGATAGAAGTCGCCATAATCGCTTCCGGGAACGACATAGCGCATTAGGTTGCCCCTGCCTTGCCAGCCGCCTTTGAATTGCAAGTTGAGCGGGTCAAAGCTGAGGTTTATCCACTCGCCCGCCCGCAGCGTCAGCCCGTCAAACATCACAGACTTGCCGGTCGTGTAATTTGTAATTGCCTTGAGCGTGCCTGGCCCGTGAATCTGTATGAACGGATACGTGTTTGCGCTTGCGCTTGTTACGTTCAGGTTCAACGCGACAAGTCCGGTTTTTGCGTTTACACCAGATGATCCAGAAGTTGAGAACGCGCCGCCGATATAGAGCGAGCCGTCTGAAGCGGGTAAAACAGCGTAAACCGTAGACGTTCCGGGCAAGTCAACATCCAGCGGCTGCCATGCCCCGTTAGACCAGACTGCAACGCGATCTGTTAAGGTTAGCCCGCCTGCGGTTGTGAAATAGCCAGACGCATACACTTTGCCCGAAAATACTACAATACCATAAACGGTATTATTAGTTCCAGAACCAAGCGACTCCCAACTCGCTCCGTTCCAGCGAGCAATGCGATCCGCATTGGCATCCCCGCCAGCATTCGTAAAATCGCCGCCGACATAAAGATAACCAGTCGCCCCAAAAGCAAGGGAATAAACATAACCATTTATGTCTGTATTTGTGCCAACCGCTGAAAATGCCGTGCCGTTCCATTTACACAGATAGGGATAGGCGGCATTGGTAAAACTCCCGCCAACATATAGGTCTCCATTAGGCGCAATTGCGAGAGCAAGAACGTTGTCATTCAACCCCGCGCCAAGTGGCGACCACCCTCCCATCACCACGCCCCACTTAGCAATGTGTGACGTATTGGTAACACCCCCAGCCAAGTCGAATAGCCCGCCAGCATATAAATAGCCATCGGGAGTAATCGCTATTGCCCAACATTCGTTATCTAATCCCGTTCCAAGTGCGGTTATCACGGGGTTTGCGGTATTCAATGCGCTAATTTTTACAATTCTATCTCCATTGGCACTTCCTAAATTTGTAAACGCGCCGCCGATATATAAATGACCGTTTGCATCGAACGCCATACAATGAATAACATTATTAATCCCAGCCACCACCGCTTCCCACGCTTCCGTTGTCGGATTCCAGCGCGCCAGATAATCCGCTGTTGCCACTCCCCCGGCGTTGGTAAATCTGCCTCCCACATAAATCTTGCCGTCCGGACCTTCTGCCATGCAATAAACGAAGCCATTCAGTCCGGTAATCAAACTCTTATAAGCAGAGCCATTCCACTTGCACCAGTTGCCGTCCTTATCGCGCTTGACAATGAACTCAGCCGGGAAGTCAGCGTACAGGTTAAGCGCGTCACCTTCGTTATACGCCCCGTCAAGCAAGCCGCTCGGAATAGCGAAATTCAGCACGGCGCGTTGGTGGTTGGGCAGGTCGGGAGTGTCCACAAGGGAGGCGGACAGTGGCACGCAAACGATGTCAACCGGCTGGGTAGCCTCGTCACCGTTTGCGGCAAAGCCTTGATAACGGATGATGCGCCGCTCATCCGCCCGCCCGGACATCAAATCAGGTCTTAGCAGGTCTATCACCGCTTTCCGATTGGCTTCAATCTCGCCCAGCGTTGAGCCGATAAAGTCCACCACGATTGAGAAGTTGCGGCTTTTGCGGATGTGCGTTTGGTACATATCGCCGCCGCTCGTCATTTTCGTCAATACCTGATTCCAATCGCCGTGCCCTAACCCGCTCACGCTCACAATCTCGCAGTAGGTAGACAGGTCAAACAAAACGCCTCCGCCCAAGCCACTCTCGCCTGTGCGGTAAGTGGTCGAATTGCGCGCGCTGCCTTCCCAGCGGCAACCCTCAGCGTATCCGTGCATGAGCGTAGTCGGAACGGTGGTATTCTCGAACTGCACGCCGTCCACGTAGAACGGGTCGGTGGATGCAACCGCCGGTCTGTAAACATAAACGCGATAATTCGTTGCCGTTTCATTCGCTAACCATGATACAGACTCTCTCTGCCAATATCCCGTTGCCGTAAAGGTCGTGGTTGCCTTTACCACACCGGCTGCGGTCGCAATGAAAAGATTCATCGTTTGCCCTGCCACACCCTTCACGTCCGCACTGAATGTGCAATACGATCCCTTTGTTACCGTCAGCCCACGATGGTAGTACGCGCCTGAATTCACGCCAGTAACTGGGTTCACCTTCATGCAATAAGCGCCGTGACGCTGTTCGTCCGCACTCAGCTCAAGCGTTACGCCAGTTGCATTGATCGCCCAATCTTCCTTGCCGTCTGGAGGATCGAATCTTGGATTGATGATATAGTTTCTGCCAGTTGCGGGCTTTACGATCCAAAACTTCTTGTACGCCAAAACAGGTGCTGTCATTACGCCCATGCCTCCATCAACTCAAACGCCGTCCGGATATCCGCCGGATTGCTGCTCGTCGGCATGGTCAGGTTATAAACGTTGCCGCCCTTCTTGCTGCTCGTAATTCCGCTCAATGCCTGAGCCACCGCCTTGCCGATTTCCTCCGGGCTGATAGCCGACCCGCCGCCGTACAAAGCGCGAGCCAACGCCCGTTCTGCATCCGCCCGGCTCAACACAAACCCATCGGCGCTTGGCACGAACACCTCGCCGCGATAGCCGTACTCCTGCCAGTTGTAGGGATTGCCGCCTGTTACAGCGCCGCCAACGGCGTAAGCTCCCTGTGTAACTTCTCGATATACCACCGTTCCGGTTTTGGTGGGGGGGCGATAACCTTGAACGCTGCTATCATCAACTGATAGGGTCACTGGAATCGGCTCGACTTTCCAAGTTTCCAGGTCGCTTAGATGAGCTTTTACATCGTCGACATTATCCTCAACTTCAAGCGTATGCCCTTCCGGTAAGTTTTCGATATTATCAGCAAGGTCTTCAATCAACAAGTTATATTGCGATTGTGTTATTGCGCCTGAATCCAGCATCTGCTTGTAAATGTTAGTTTGTTCTGTTGCCGCGACTGTATTTTGATCTACTAACCCCATTGCAACCGCCAGATCATAAGCCGCCTCTTCACTCAATCCTTCAGACGCTATTTTGAACAACAATGACTCAGAATATCTGCGCATCGCCATGTCTGCGTTATTAGTTGCGTCTGCGACTGCCGTCATTCCGCCAGCGGCTCCATCCGCCGCGTCGCCAGCGGCTGTTATTCCATCTGAAGCATCTTGTCCGGCTGTACCCGCGTCTCGTAACGCTTTCTCGGCGTTATAAGTTTCTTCATCTAATATGCCTATATAAACACCGGCTTCTTCAGCGGCTTGTTTGAACTGACTGAAGTTGGAAGTTGCGTCTATCAGGCTATAAATAACATCCTCTTGTGAGTCGGATAAATCAACGTTTGCTTGCCTAAGTGCTGCAGATTTTTGAGCCACGACATCCATCGCCTCGCCTTCCGTCATCAAGCCGTTATATACGTCACCTTGCAATGCGTAATATTCTTCTTCTGTAAGAATTCCGTCTTGAAAAGCAGATGTTAAATCACGGACAAAGTCAGGGAATGAAGAACTTGGCGGATTATTAAACCAGTTCATAATACCGGTTAACGCTTCTAATACCGGAGTTAATACTGGCAGAAGTCCCTCCGAAAATGCCATTTTGAGATTGTCAACGGCTACACGATAGCGATCAAACGATCCTTGCGCTGTATCAGCTGCGCTGCCGCTGTTTTCAATAGCGGTGCGCGCGTACTCAAGAAATGCCTGCCCAAATGCTTCTTCAGCGCTTAATCCGGCTTCTGTTAGTTTATCTACTCGGTCTTTGAACCCAATAGTTGAAAGCCCAATCTCATCAAACTTTGTGGTGGTTTGAGATGTAAGCACATCCACGAGCGATGAGACGCTAATACCGAGATCATCTGCCAACCCAATAAAATTAGAAACTTCTGTTTGAGTGTCAGCGATCCCGCTGGCAATAATCTTCGCAGCGCCTCTAACCAAATCAGCGTCCGTTGCCATGCCGCTTGTGGCTGTGCGTAAATCAATCAATAAAGCATCAGAAACGCCACCAATTGAAGTTGTGAGATTGTCAAATTTTGTTTTAGCCGCATCCAATTCGGCGGCGGGTTCAGCAATATCAACAAGTTTATCAAAACCCTGTTTCACTGTTGCGAGAACACCCGCCACGAGTCCTGCCGAACCCAGCCCGGTTACCAGTTTATCGAAGAAGGTATCTGTGCTTGGTGTAGCCTCTTCCGCTGAACTGCCAATCCCCTCTATGTCTTCTTTTACAGTTCCGATTTCTTCGCTAGCGTTGTTAAGCGCATCAATCACGATTTTCAAGTTAGCCATATTTCGCCCTCAATTTCTCAACCTGGTCCACGATGTCCCAAACTTCTTGATGCTCGCGCTTCCACTTCGCCGACTCGCCGGGCTTATTGCCCTCGCGCTTGTACATTCTTGCCGCTTCATAGACGTTAGTTACCTGCCGCATTTTCCGCAGCAAGCCCGCCGGTTGATCCATCACGCCGCCTGAGTAAGGCAAGGCGCGGTAGTTCTCGCAATTCAATGCAAGCTCAAGCAAGGCGGGCATGTCGGGTCGCTTTCCCTCTGCATAATCCGCAGCGGCTATCAGGATAAAGGGTCAATGTTCATTGCCTCCGCAATGATTTTGAAAACGCAGTCCGCCAGCCAAACAATCAAAGCTGGCTTGGCATTGTCCACGTCTTCAACCCTCCACATCGGCTCGGTCATGTATCCATGTTCGACAAAAGACCTGACGCTATCACCGCGCCAGACTGTAAGCGGCATATCCTGCTTGCCCTTCATATCGCGGTGGTAGTCTTCCAGCATCTTTTGCGTGAGGTCTTTTACCACGCACTTGCCGAACTTCGGGTGTTCAAATTCCATGTTAGCCCTTAGACATTCTGCAACTTAGATGTAGTCTGAATAGTCAGCCAGTTGGTCAGTTTCGGGTTGTACACGCCGTCCAACACCAGATCGTAGGTCATCAAACCGTTCTTATCCTGGAATAGCTCAGGCGCTTGCATTGTGTGGCCTGCAAAGGTCAACACCATCTCACGCAAAGTCCCGGCAGAACCAACGGTGTATTTGATCTTGACTTGCTTTTCCAGAATAGTGCTGGCAGTCGCAAGCATGGCGATCAGATAGTCATCGGTTGAGTCGTTCAATTCCAGGCTGAGTTTCAACTGCCCGCTCCACTTGTTATCGTAGGATGCGCTTGGGGTGCATTCACCCAGGAAGTTGTGATACTCCCGGTTGGCATTGACACTCAATTCCCAAGAGAACGCGCTGGATGCCAGCGGAGGGAAAGAGTTACCACCCCAAGTTTCAATCGCAACCGAAGCCATGCAGCCGGTCATGCGCGTGCCAGTGGTCAAGTCAGGCAATGTAGCCAGTTTGCCAGCAACCACTTTGCCGCCCATCAATGACGCGCCCACACTCACGCCGGAGTTGGCAGCGCCGCTCAATGTCAAGCTCGTGACACTTGCGTCCTGCATCTGCCAGACTTCGTTTGTCTGTCCGAATTGCAAGGTCGCAAAGTGCGGCGCGGGAGCGATTGTAAGTGGCGCGACATAATCCCGAACATACGGGTCAGTACCGGTTGGGGTCGCGTCCGTTCCGAATAGCATTTCCAGCCAATAGTTCAGCTCTTCAAAATCAACGTCGCTCGTTTCAGCGGTTGCGCTGGATAAATAGCGGTCAAGCGTGGTCTGGTGGGTTGGTGCAAGCGTGCCCCGCAATTGGTCAAGCGCGCGGGTTTCGAGTTCCGGGCGCAACTTGAAGCTGGACACGTTCTGCAGCTTGCGAGTTGCCGTTGCGTTTGCCGTGCCAAAAGCACTCTGCCAGCCGAGTTGTAAAACATTATGTGCATTAAGCATCTTTTACCTCTTCTTTTTGTTTTTCTAACTTATACATGCCCGCTTTGAGCGCGGCTTTCGTCAGCTCCTTCGGGAACTGTTTCCACTCATCCGCGCTCAAATCGCGCGCTGGCAGTCCCACGAAGTAGCCACTTCCCTGATAAACGTAACAATCAGCCACTGACTACCTCCAATACTTGTAATAAACATAGAACACCGGCATAGTAATGCCCTGACCCACGCGGCCATTCGTACTCGCCCGGCGTAATAGACACGCTCTGCAAGGTCGTGTTTGAAGTCGGGCACTTGCCCCACGCCCGCATTCCGTCCAGATACTTGCCTGAATATTCGACCAACTTCGGCGCAAACTCACGCAAGCCTAAGCCCTGCTCGGACGCTTGCCACAGCATAAGGTCGGTTATCTGCCAGTTGATTGACATGGCCGTTCCAATCGCAATGTGCGTGCCCTCACGCCCTTCACCCGGCATGGTTGCAACGGGTAAGAGCAACCGGCACGGCAATTGCGCGGTCGTCATTGAATCCGGCAGCTCGTCCAGATCGTAGGCGTAAGGCACAGTACCGTCCGCCAAACTTACAGACAAAGCCGCCAGTGACGAATAAACGCCTAAAATCGCGCTTGCGCTCATACTCCCACCCGCCTTTTGTATCGGTCAAGAATGCGCGTCACGTCACTCGGTAGGGAAGAAGGCATAATCGTGACCCCATCGCCCGTAATGAGCGGTCGGTCAATGTCAGCCGATGTATCCTTCTGGCGGTAGAGAAAAGCGGTCAGCCTGACGCAAGCGTGCTGGATATCAGCCGGAGCGGTCGCGCTATACCCCCACGTGCCAGCCACGCTTATTTCGCTATCGCCGTCCGAGAAACTCCACGATTGCGACTCGTCCAAACGGATAATCCACTTCGGATTGTCATTGCGCGGGAACAGGCGATAATTGCCGCTCGCGACTTCCACCGCGTTGCCATTCGTGAGCTTGGTGACAGTCAGCAGGTCTTCGCCGTAAAGCATCAAATCCTGCCCGTCCGTGCAATTCTCGCCGAAGTATTTCGTGGCGGTGACGGCTGTGAATGTTCGTCCGGTATAAGCATCAATCAAGCCTTCCGCACGCGTAATCAGATCGCCAAGTAGATTGTCGTCCACCACCGTCGATGCAATGCCCAAATAGTCTTTTACTTGTACGGAAGTTGCGTATGCCATGTTACTTGACCGCCTTTACCTTTGACGTGGCTTTGTTGCCCACGATCTTGATTGCCGGCTCGTCTTCAATCAAGGCGGCATAACCCGCGCGAATAAAAGCATCAACCGATTCGTCAGGCAGCTCCGCAATTCCAGGCTCAAACTCAACCGCCTTATGGTCAATCTCAAACCGGAACGGAACCAGTATCTTTACTGCTTTCATGGTTACTCCAATCAGGCGCGCAAAATGTAAAGCGTTACCACGCCGCCTTTAGCGTCGCCAGCGTTAGCGATTTTCAAGGTCAAAACGTTTGACCTCACATAAAGCACTTTCGTCGGGTCGGTGATATGCACGGCTGCAGCGTTGGACGCGTTTGCGCCTTCACCGCTTAGGATATCGAATCCATCCGCGTCTTCAATGGTCACGTCGTAAGCGTCGGTTGGTTGGGTTGTGCTGGAATCCGGGCTAATAATTGCCCTGACGATCTTTCCGCAATACCAGCCGGAAGCGGCTGAATCCACCGCACCGCCGGTTGCGCTCAACCAATCCCACTGAATCTTTTGAAGCGGGTATGCGATTGAGTCCTGCGTTATTGTTACAACCTGGTCTGCCATAAATATTTCTCGCTTTCGAGGGTCTTGGTGGGGAGCATGAACTCCCCACCTTCGTAGCCCCCAACTTTGTTAGAGGACGATCGCCTCAGTTGCGGCGGTCTTCGGGAACGTGCCCGAGCCTTCGTACAAGACAGCTACAGCGCTAACAGCAACGTTAGCAGTCGCAGCCACGCCGACAGCAATCTGGTAGGGTTTGGCAGGATTGACAGGAACGTCAATCGCGTAGATTTTCTCCTTGCCGGCCTCGGCCACTTGGGTCAATGCGGCGCCGGTTACATCGGTCGCGTCGGATCCATTGGACGCGGCGCTTTCGGTCACTTTGTAGTCCAGCGTTCCGCCGGTCGCGATCGCACCCACAGCGATAATGTGACAGACACGGTCGAAACCGGCGCAGTCAATTACAACCTCAGTCAATGCCGAAGACGAAACTACCGGCACGATCGAGGGTACAATTTTTGTTCTTCCTAATAGGTTCATTGTTTATCCCCTTTCAGGATTATGAATTGGCTAAGGTCAAATATTTCAGAGCCAAAGTCTGTAATACAGCACCACCGAATCTCTGTTTCACGAACAGACCAATTTGTCCGTTAGCCTGATATACATACGGGTTGCGGCTCAAGGTCAAGCCCTGGCGTTCGCCGAATGCGTACATGCTGAAGTCGCCGAACAAAACA